AAATATGGGTTTCATGTACTCGAGTCCAAGCGACTTTTCGAGGGCGTCGATCAAAGCCAGAACCGCCTCGTGGGCGTCGTGTTGCTGAAGCGGTGTAAAATCGGGAAATTTGGAACGAAATGCATTGAGTAATTCCCGGGGTTCGAGAGCTTCCTTTTCTTTACGATTCCAGAGTTGTCGAACCAGAGTTGAGTACGCACGGGTCACTTCGCAAGGTCCTTCGTATGGACCTTCGCGGAGAAACCGATTGGTGAGTGCTGGAACATGCGCCAAACATTGGACTGCTGAGTTGAAATAGCACGTGTTTCCCACGTTGTGCAATCCTCTTGACATTCTCTACTAAAGTTTCCAGACTTTTATGTAGCAAATGATGCGCACTCTTAGCCCCAAGCCGCGTTGCGGCTTGATTCTCTGCACGGCTCAGCCTCCGCGTAAAAAGGGCCAGATTCGGTACAAGCTGAAGAAGGCGATCGAGCATGCACAGAATCTGTGTTTTAATTTTGAGGATACGAAGGAATGTCGCGTCGCATGGGACGAAGTGAACGATTTGACTCGCGCCCTTCATAACGAAAAGCCGGTCGTCAAAGAGCCGGAGCGTTCAGAGCTATCGAAGCGTGAGTATGATGTTTAATATGATGCAGGTTTGAGTTCGTGAGGAACTTCTGTTGGTTTGGTGTTCATACCATACACACCCTGTGCGCTCACATCGCCTGTATGATCATACCCAGAGCGCTTTGACGGAAAGTAACGCATGGCGAGCGTTGCAAGCAAGATAAAGACGATAGCATGCAGAATCAAACCACCGATGCGAGCCGTGCCCTCACCGGACGCAACCCATGGGCCGAAAACGCCGCGAGTCGCCTGGTACGTCGCCGGGCTGGCAACCAGGGCATAAAGGACGGCTGGGATAATATAAAACTTTACAGAGTCGGACATGTTTACTAGAGACGAAGAAATTCTTCAAGCTTGATATCCTCCCTGAGATTTACAATCGTTCGATCGTACGTTCGTCGATTGTTTGGGTGTGTCTTGTCTGGACGCTCCTTGACGGGCATCCATCCCAAGTCTTGGTAGTCACATTCGAGTATCGTACCGGGAGCATACGGCCTCGTCCTCATGTTCAACTCCGCCTCTTTACGCAAGGTTCCTCGATCCTGGATACAGAGATCCTTTCCATTCATCACCAAAAAGTCAATCGTAATCAGGTTCCGAGGCTTCCATTTGAAAAGAGTCTCGTGTGTTCCGATACGTACGGGCTCCTCAACCGGTGTAAAAATGAGACCATCCGTCTTTTCACCGAGTTGAATCCGACCTACTTCATTCAACGGCAACATCTCCTTCACTTTGACTTGGAGCTTGGGTTGTTTAAGAATAGCCTTGACAACCGCCTTGGCTTGTGCCAACCGATCCGTCAACGTCTTTTTACGAACGTCCTCACCCTTGATACGCACGGCATCATATACGTAAAAAACACCATCCATGAGTTCACCATCGAGCACGGTATCACGGGGAACGGTCAGAGTCGTGTACGTGATATGAAACGCCCTATCAACGAGGGCACAAATCTTTTTCTTGTCCGAAGCCTCGAAACACACGAGCATGTGACGCACACCGTCCGTCTTTTCACACACGACGTACGGCTGAGACTTGAGAACCTTGAAATGCTTACGCTCTATGGAAATGGGTTGAGGTCCGGGAAACCACGTCGGATCCGTGGATTCCCACACCCGATGAATGTACTCACGTACTTCATCTTCATACATGTTTACTAATAGACTTTTTTCCTTATAAGGAGTTTCCGGAGGAAACTTCGCCGCGAAGCAATTACGGACAGCAGGTACTATGTGCCACGGACAAGTCGCTCCGCGACTTGGACTCAGGGGTTCATCATGACACCGGGCATCTCTAGAATGTTTCCTAGGCACTTGTGTGTAAAGTGTCGAATGACGAGAGCAGACGGTAATGCTACGACTCGTAGGTTGTTTGCTTTCAGCTGTGCAAAAAGACTCTCGTAGGAGTCACATGACAGGTTTTTCTGGACGCTCTTGAGCTTCTTGTCGATGGGCTTCGAGTCCATGACCCAAACACGTGCCGACGTTTTGTCAACGTCATACAAATCTGTACCCACCACCTTTTTTGTTACTTCAGTATCGAATGTAAGTGCCCGTTGATGGATAGGCTCAGACGAACCTGCGAGTGTCTTTTTCTTGAACATGTCCCAGTCGACACCTTCGACGACGGATGGAAAAACGATGACCCGGATATCCTTCTCCATCGTGTTGAAGACCCTTGGAATGGTGTCTGCATCCAGGTTTGTTCCGTAATCAAACCAGACGATGCGCTCACCAGACTTGACCAACTTCGGGAGCGCATCGAGTCCTTCTACAAAAACGTACTCGATAGGAACCTGGCGTTGGACACCATACATGCCGATCGTCATAAGCGAATGGAGCGTCGTCACGGCGATCGATTTGTTTCGCGTGACACACACGACATACATGTTTAAGCAGGGGTTTCATTCTTTAAACGATCCTCGAGTTTTCCATAGAACCGTAAGTTGCCGACGTGCCCGAGTGTTGTCGTGACGTCAGCAAAAATCTTCCCACCCATCAGCTGCCAACGACGACAAAATGCATAATCCTCTGAAAGGTACCGGCGATTCACGGGATCGATCATACAATCGAAGACGGCGCAGTAATCCTCAAAATCACGATTCTGATGGTCATTCTTACAGTTCAACTCGGGGTAATGAGCATACATGCGTTCGATCACGTCCCGCTTAATCATGAGGAAACCCGTCGGACCGTCGAGCACCTCGACGAAACCGTTGACAATCTGGGAATTCTGGTGCTTGAAATTCATGACGAGCGCTGCAGACGCCTTGGCGAGATCCTTCCCCATCGGAATAGCCTGGGCCGCCTGGTCCCACATAATCACCTTCTTCGGGTACACGGCGCATGAGACGTCGTGACCAGACGCCAGGAGACGCAGGACGGATTCAGCCTCGAATTGAACGTCGGCGTCGATGAACAGAAAATGCGTCGCATTCGTCTTTTGCATAAAACGCGCCACTGAAATGTTTCGGGCACGGTGGACCAGAGATTCATTCTCGGTCGTGTCGAGCATCAGCTGAACGCCGTAGCGGGCGCACAGCTGCTGAAGTTTCAGGATGGATTCGGCGTACGCTTGGAGACACAGACCGCCGTAACATGGCGTCGACAGAAAAATACACGGCGCTGACATAACAAACAGGCGATCCTTTTTTTTATGTACAGTACAATTAATGACGAAACGTAGAACCCAGTATATGACTCAAGCAGCACGACCGATATACTCGGAGAATGGCCAATTTTACTACACACGCAACAACGGTGCAACATGGCGTCGACTTGCCAACACCGCCGAATTTTTTACGTGGGCATGGGAACCAAACGTCCCGGGGAATTACAACAATGTCAATTTGTTCGGTGAGGGTACTGTCGCAAACCTCAAAAGAAATTACAACTGGGCTGCACGTACTATCCAGAAAGCCGTAAGGAATCGCCGTACACGCAGGGCTGCAACGACGATCCAGAGACGCGTACGAGGCGTGCAACTGCGTGCTCGAGCCGGATGGAACAACCCTTATACACCAGTCGGGTACCTTGCAATGATGAAACGTCTGATGCGACTGCAAAAAGAAATATCAGCTCACGGTAGATGATTTTTTATGTACAGTACAATCAATGACGAAGCGTAGAACCCAGTATTACACTGCATGGGATCTCCCGATATATTCGGAGAATGGTGAATTTTATTACACACAAAACAACGGTGCGACGTGGCGACAACTTCAGAATATGTCCCATTATTATTCAGTATTAGGGAGATATAACGATCCAACCGCCAGCTTGAAATGGAAGGGGTATATAAGAAATCTCAAAGGAAATTACAATCGAGCTGCACGTACCATCCAGAGAGTAGTACGGAAACGTCGCAAGGCTGCGACGACGATCCAGAGACGCGTACGAGGCGTGCAACTGCGTGCCCGTGCCGGATGGAACAATCCGTTCACACCAGTTGGGTACCTCGCGATGATGAAGCGTCTGATGCGGATGCAAAAAGAAATGTCAGCTCACAATAGATGACAGACGTGATCCTTCCAGCAGGGACCCGCCTCTACAAAGGGTTTGGAAATCGAACCACGGGGTGTAGCTCGCTCCTCAAACACACACGCATATTCTTCGTGACACAGAGCGTTCAGCTGGCGCGTTCGTACTCAAACACGAAAACGGCGTGTCCGTTCGTGGCGAAACGGTCGCTCCGTCTGTTTTTGCTGAACCACCCGAACGTCAAACAGATATTCCCGATGTTGTCACGAAACACCGTTCTGGGTCTCAAGTTTATACTCGGTACGAACGTCACCCGAGGTCAACAGGCGAAAGTCTACAGCCGAATCACACAGAGTTTTCCGCCACGTCGATACCTCGTCAGACCGCGAAATCGAGGTGAACGCCTTTCGATAACCGATATGAACCGCGACGTGTTTGAACGTTTCAGCAACGATTTCCTCATTAAAAACGGGTACGACGGGTTCTACGCACCGCCCAAACGAACAGGTTTCCATGGCGGTGTGTTTCCTGCCGAAATCATGTTGTGTGACGCCAGTCGGACGCTCGTCCGACCGGGTATCGAACGCGCACCGGTTCTTTCCCGTGTCTCGGTCGTTCGCGAACTTCCCCAACTGTTCATCAAGTACTGTCGCCGGAATCGCACCCTGCTTCGTGTGTACCGTAATTTGTTCGTTCCAGAACTCGGTGGTGGTATGGGCGTCAAGTTGTACCTCGAGGCACGAGGTAAGCCAGCACCCAAAAAGGTGACGGACACGCGCGACTTTGACTTTACGTTTGCCGTACCGAAACGTCTGGGTCAGCGTGAGGCGAGACGTCGTGCTCTCATCATGAAGACGATCATGTACAGACACGTCGCTGGGTTCGTCGCGTGGCTCAACAGAACGTACACACGAACGAACGCGAGACTCATCGTCACCGAATTCGTACCCGACATTAAGGTTTTACCGGCGACGGGCAAGACGGTGTACCACGTGTCGCAGTTTTACATTCAGTTCCCAGCCCAGGAACCCATCGGTTTCGTTGATGCGACACTCGCCTACGTCCCCGGGACCAGTCGTGACGACATTCATCCTGTGTACTCGAAGATGTACGGTTTGCCGATCGAGCGTCTCAAAAAACTGTACGATTCGGTGCTTACCGTCCTCGCCGGATCGTTCGTGTTCCCTGGAATCAAAAAACGTAACCCGCTCACGGGTCAAAACTCCCAAAAGGGTAAAAAGAACGTGTCCCGCCTCGGAGCACTCCAGAACCTCGCACCCAGAAACGTCAAGCTCGTTCGAAATTTGATAAACCGTATCAAAAAACGTGACGTGAGCGGGGCAAAACGCAAAGCATCTTTGCTAATTAAAAATATCAAGAGACGCTAGAGTATGAACAAACCGTGTCTTCGGACACAGATTGTCCTTCGGCGTGTGAGTCGGCATCCGATCGTCCAAAAAACGATTCGGACCGGAAACAGGATCCAGAAACATGTGGTACGGAGTGCAACTCTCAGTCTCGTACCAGATGCTGTGAACGACATTGCTTTTCATCATGCCCAGTTGAACATTAACGAAATCGTCCACGTCTTTCAGGACACGGTTGCCATTTCGACGATGAATATGGTGATTGCGACGATGCTCGTCCTGTCGAAACTCGGTTGAAATTTTATTCTGCCACAATACTAATGAGTGCCAACTGTGCTGACCGTGAGGTGTACACGGTTCGGGTCGATTCTGTTGGAATTACCGGATCGTATTCGACATTCACATCCTATCTTCCGGTGCCTCTTCGCAACGTCGTCAAGGCGGAGCTGCTCATGGCGAGCATCCACCCATCAGCTATCCGAAAAGTGATCCATATAAACGTCGATGAACTCGTTTCGAATTTCATCACGCGTGCTGGACCAGCGTACTTGACCGGAGTCGGTCCAACGACATCAAACGTCGGTGCTGCAACGCAGATTTCAAATAAAGGTCTCATCGAGCGCGCCTTTGTAACCATCCCTTCATCCAACGTCGCTCAGGGTACAACAGACCTTCGTGTCGTATGGACGGCCGGGAATGATTTCCCCACCGATGTTGAATACATTAATCCGATTCGTCAACTCAAGACGCTCACTATTACGTTTTTCGATGGTGATACGGGCAACTTACAGACTATGGATCAAGAAAGCTACTTCGTATTCCGTTTCGAGTGCGCTAAAGACAATGTCTGTCTGTACTAATAAAGATAATGCGAGTTGATACTCCAGTATGGAAGTCGTCCGCCTACAGCCCACAGCCATCCTGCCCTCACGCGGATCAGCCGATGCAGCCGGATTCGACCTCTACAGCGTTGACCACTACGTTGTTTTCCCTGGTCAGCGAGTTGTTGTTTCCACGGGAATTGGACTTCAGAAGCTCCCAAGCGGAACCTATGGTCGCATTGCACCTCGCTCTGGATTGGCCGTGAAGCACGGTCTGGATACTCTGGCGGGTGTCGTCGACCCAGATTACCGTGGCGAGATTAAGGTGGTTCTCCTGAACACCGACATGCGTAACCCGTTTGTGATCAAGCCTGGGTACCGTATCGCCCAGCTGATCCTGGAGAACTACCACGTCGCGGATGTCGTCGAGGTGGCTGAGCCCGTCGTCGACACGGAGCGTGGTGAGGGGGGTTTCGGATCGACGGGATATAAAGTTACTGGAGTCTAAATAAATATGCAGTCTTGGCTTTTCATCGGACCGACCCTGCTCGCAGGCATCGGTCAGGTGACTCGTCAGTATTCTGACCTGATAAAGAGTCTCGGTCACGAAGCGGTCTACGTTCCGTTTGGTGACCCAGTTCCAAAGAAAAAGTACGACGTGGGTTTCGCATTTGTATTGCCCATCGAACAACACCTGAACATCGTCGATCAGATGCTAGCACCATGTGCGCGAAAAATGTACATGACGGTATGCGAGACTGAGACTGTCCATCCCGCGTATGAAACGATCGTTCAGAAATATCATACAATCTGGACACCGAGCAAATTTTGTCTCGATGTTTTCTCGCGTCAATTTCCAAGCGGCGATTGGCGTATTTTACCGCATTGGACACAGACGCCACCGCGTGCGCTTCCTGAAGCGACAATGTACACGTTTTACACGATCGGCAACATGATCGACCCACGCAAGAATATCAAAATGCTCATCGAGGCGTTCGTACGTCTCCAGCTTCCCGGATCACGTCTTTTGCTCAAAGCGACGTGTAGAGTACCCGTGACGTGGAAAATTCCAAACGTCGTCGTGGTCAACGGTCTCTTGACAGACGATGAGATTGAGACGAAGATCCATAGACAGGGACACTGTTACGTCAACTGTTCGCATTCCGAGGGGGTTGGAATGGGAGCGGTCGAGGCGGCGCTACGCGGCAAGCCAGTTATCATCACCGATTTCGGTGGCTTGAAAGAGTATGTCCCGGACACGCCATTCGTGGTCAAATGTACACGGTCCCAAATTCCACAGGATGACTTTTTATATCAGCGCGGTATGGTATGGGGTCAACCGTCGCTCGATGATCTCATGTCACATATGCGTACGTGTTACGAAGGCCGTATTTCGGAATGGGACCACCCCGGGACGAGGAAACTCATTTCGTCTGTGGCTGAGGAATTAATGACCCCATAGTGTGATTCCCGTACTCCTTCTCGTACTTCATCAGAATGGTGTAATTTTCACGAGCTCCCGGGGAGTACTGAGCATCCTGCATCGTGTTTGAAATGACCGACGAAAGCGTCATGTCATTGTTCCGTGAGTAGCCGTTGTTACGGAGAGCCTGGATGAGTTCGTCCATTACTCAGTTTGGTGATGGACAGCTTTAGGTTTCATAAAATCATCCTTCATGAGCTCACCGTGTTCCACGTGCTCCTCGCCACCGTAGTGAATCATGTAATATGACGCGGCGTACATGACAATAGCAAGCAGTACAGCGTTGAATCCGAGGAACGCCTGCTGAGCCTTGAGGAAAGAGACGAAATCATCAAACGCCTTGAATCCCGTGGGGGTGCTGAAGAGACGAGGAAGGGCGAAGATCAAAGCGAGATTGATTACAAGGGCAACAAGTATGGGTTTGAGTTCCACCTCAGCCATCTCTATACCATAGAGCTATGTTTTTTGCAGAAGCACCCGCCAGCCATCGCCCTGAAATTGCACTGCCGCCCCTCCAAAGTCCGTGCTGAACACGTCGGCCCCGCCGCCGTCTTGGTCCCCACCGCCTTCTTCTTGATCCCCGCTGCCGCCACTGGAACCACCGCCGAGGTCGGAGGTGTATAGTCTGGGAGGAAGATCGTCCGACTCCGAGCCGCCTTGAGGTCGAGGGTGTGCTGACGGAAACGGAGAGCAGAAGCCTCAAACTTGTTCATTGTTGGTTGGTTGGTTGACGTATGTATGTGTTCTGAAATTCAGACGGTCTCATGACAGGAATTTTCGAGCCTTGGAAAAATTCCTGTCGTGAGCGCGGCACGAAAGTTAAAAGGGTGTTTAGATTAACAACCATGGCGGACCAACTCATTCAAAGTCTTATGGATATCGTGTTTCAAGTTGATCGGGCGAATCTGTATCTTCCACCTACAATCGTAACGGTTCTTCGGAATCACGGCTTCATTCCTCACCGGACTTATACACGGCCACCTCGGCCACCCCGTCCTCCTCCTCCCGTCCGACTTCCGTGCCCTGCAATGACTCGGGCTGGAACCCCTTGTAAAAATAAGTGTGCCCCGGGATGTGCGACGTGTGGGATCCATGCGGTGACTCCGACTCCTCGAGGTGTCCCGAGTGAGGCGTCCAGGTGTACCGAAACGGTCCGGGGTGGAACTCAGTGCAAATGTCGAAAGTACAAGGATCTTTCAATGTGCTGGCGACATGCGAAAAAGGCGAATCTCCTCCCTCCAGAACCAGAAGTACCGACGGAGTGTGCTGTATGCTACAATGAGATGACACGGGAAACGATGACCAAGACGGCGTGCGGACACTACTTCCACACAAACTGCTTTGCGACGTGGCGGGAAAGTCGGATGGCATCCTTTCAGGCGGTGACGTGTCCTATGTGCCGACACACTCGTCCAAACCCGAAACCACTCGTCAGGCCTTCTTCGGGTACTGGACATCAAAGTTCACAAGCAAACGTGCTTGTTCTGTAAGACCCTTGCCTTGTATGACATAGTCCCGTCGAGGGTCGAGGATGCCGAATTCTTTGAGTGTGTTAAACTGAACAGGTCCGCCAAAGTGCGGGACGGTGACGTCGAGACCTTCGACAGATTCCTTGAACGTCACGGTCATGACATAGCGTAGATCGTCGCCGCGGCGTTCAAACTTGGGGTGGGGCTTGACATTAAATGTAATGATGAGATCACCCGTTTGTTCACGATTCGACCTCGCTTGTTCCCCGAGTCCCTGAAGTCTGTGTTGCGTCCCCGAATGTATCCCCTTGTCCACGTGTAAATTAATCATGACAGTATCTACCATGTGCTTCTTGTGATTACACCCCGGACACCCCTTTCGTACGACACCTGCTGTTTTGCATTCGTCGCATGGACGGGCAAACATTTGTCCAATCATACCAAACATCTCTTGGACCATCATTCCTCGTCCCTGACACTTTGGACACGTCATCATACACGACTGACAATGTTTCACGATCGGTACTTTGATCGTCTTGTCTGTTCCGGTATACACTTGTTCTAGGGTCAGATCGATAGTATGATGACGATCCATCGAACGTTGCTGAGGCCCCATACCAGGGAAACCTCCTCCACCGCTAAACATGTGCTGAAAAATCTCCGAAATGTCCGGTCCCTGAGGCATCTGCTGCTGAGGCTCATCGGTTCCGAATTGATCGTACCGAGCCTTTCGCTCCGGATCGCTCAGAACTTCATACGCTTGACCAATCTCCTTGAATTTCTCAGCGTCACCTCCTCGATCCGGGTGATGCTTCATGGCCAGTTTCTTGTACGCTCTTTTGATGTCGTCAAGAGACGCATCTCGCTCGAGACCGAGTGTCTCGTAGTGACTCATACGTATAAAAGCAAGAGTAACTTTAAACTCAAGCAAATGGAAGACGTTCTCGATAAGTTCGAGCGACGTATTCGCAACACACTCGATGCGTACCTGACAAACTACGTGGATCGAGTGTTCTGGGAGCAGAACAACAAATTACGGTACAGGAACGCCCGAGAGATGAATATGGCAATCGTCGAAGCATTCGACCCAATGTATGAAAAGTACCCGAAGCTCGAGAAGGTACTCGACGACAGTCTTTTGCTTTTGCAACAGTGTGCCTGGGTCGGAATGAACGTGCCGTGGCCCGTCGATCCAGACGACCACATTCAGCGTGTCGTCGACAACGTCATCGAGGTGTTCAACATCGTCGTGTATGGAAATCTTCGATTCGAAATTCTCAACTTAGAGCATGAAGGAGGTACCCCTCTGTGAACACTGTGTCTATTATAAAGCAGGTCCATATGCCAAGACGGGAACGTGTACCCGTTTCGTGGCATATAGAGGACGTGGAAAGATGGTGTATGAGTTTGCAGATACGGTCCGACTCGATCGGTCTCGGTGTGGACCAGATGGAAAATTGTTCCTGTCAAACCCCAGAAAGTTTAATCCGGTACGTGGTGATCTCCTATGGACGCTGTTCAATGAAGATGAATAGGTCCGTACAGACGAAGAATCTCTTTGATAATCTCGTGACGCTTAATGTCACTTTCGGTAAATTGTACGTGCTCGAGTCCGTAAATCGGATTGTCCTCGAGCCGCTTGAGCAGGTCGATAAGACCGTTGTTTTCAAAGCCGGCATCATGCTGACCCGTGTCACCCGTGATGACGAGTTTGGAATCCTTCCCGAGGCGGGTCATCACCATACGCATCTGATTCGGCGTCGAATTCTGCATCTCGTCGGCGATGATCCACGAGTTATCAAACGTCCGACCGCGCATATACGCGAGAGGACACGTCTCAAACTTCACCTTGGGAAAGAGGGAATCCTTCATCGGACGAATCCACGGATCCATCTTCTTGTCCACCGTCCCAGGAAGGAAACCGTGCTGCTCGTCGACCGAGATGGCCGGACGGGTCAAAATGATATTCTTGGCGTGCTTTGATGCCGCCTGACACGCCATCATCGTCTTTCCGGTACCGGCTGGACCGGTTGCAACGACGATGGGAACGCGTGGGTTTTCGAGCAAAAGCTGGTACAGACGGTGCGCCATACATTTCATGAGTGTCAGTTCTCTAACCAGACAATGTCACGTGGCAGATTCATCTTCCAGCAGTAGTAGAAACAATCAAAGTTACATTTGCTCTTGTAATCCTCTGGAACTTCTCCGTCGACGAGCTTCACAAACTGGATCCGTCGACGAGGGATGATAATCTGAATCTGCGGGTCGATTTTTCCAAAAAGCTTCCGGACGTACTGCGTAAACAACTTTGGCGCAGGCATGATGATGATGAACGGCTTGCCAATCTCGACGAGTCGCTCGAGCACCTTGGGAATCAGTGTGAACGGTGGGTTCGTGATGATGATGTCACCTCGGTTATTCTCAAAGAAATCCTCATCTTGGTGAATAACCTCGAATCCAATCTCGCGCAAAATCTCACCGGATCGACCGTCGCCGTAAAAGGGTTCCCAGACCACCTTGTTTTCGGGGACGAATTGCTTAATCGCCTCCCACGCCGATTTCGGCGTCATGTAATCGTCGTGCTTCTCGAACGTCTTGGTTTGAAATCCAGCCATGAAAATCACGCGCATTTACTTTTTAGCCCAACAGACACGAAGTGCCTGTTGTTTGTCGTCAGCTTCTGTCCACCACCTGCCACTCGGCACCCGTTCCGTTGAATTCGGCGAGGATGATCCGACCCGCCGCCTCCGGATCGAAATGATCCGCACAACAGAAAATGTCGAGGTAGATGTAACCGGTTTCAGGGTACGTGTGCACCGAAAAATGAGACTCGGAGAGTACGAGCACTCCAGTGGCACCGAACGGCCTGAACTGATGGAACGCCTTGTTGACGACAGTCAACTTGCACTTGTCCGCCACACGTTCCATGATTGGCTCGAGCTCGTCGACACGCCAAACATGAACACCCGAGACACGTCCGATGAGGTGCTTCATTCCTTCTTTTAAAAATGTCAGGTTTTTTTATACCAATGCACTTTGCAACCGTCGAAGGAGAACTTGCCATCCTCGACGAGGAGGAGATTATTGTCCATGTCTTTGAACGCGACTCACTCAGTACGGCAGCTTACCAGTACATGACCCAATGGATTCAGGACACGAAGAAACCCGACGAAGATCCGGAAACTATGTGGCTCGAGGCTGAAAAGGCGTGGGATGCCCTGAGTCCCGATTTCCAGGCGATACTCATCAATATCGCCAATAAAGAGAAGCAGCAGGCGAAGGATATTCGTGACGGGCTGCTTGCAACCCTTCACGGATATCAGGGTGTAAAACGAATCAAGGATGCTTTTGCCGAGGCTATCAAGTCATGCTTCGGTGAACTCGTCTAGGTCGACGTCACATATGTATTCGGGCTCGATGTCGTCAATTTCAACCTCACAAATGCCTTTGAGACGCATAGCGAGTACGCGATCCCAGAAAGCCTTCATGACCGGAAGGTACTTGGCGAACCATTCACGATCGCGTGGAACCTCGACGACGACAAACTCCTCTGGAGGTCCCTCTTTGTACTGGACGAAATCACACACCTCGAGATCCATAATCTCGAGCAAAAGCTGAATTTGAGGAAGATAGTACCCCGGAACTTCGGGTTTGATTTTACGCGTCAACGGACATTTGATTTCGAGGAGACGGCCCGATTCGGTGATGCCGTCAGGACTTCCACCGAGGAATTTATGTACTGGGTGTTGTACGAGACCAATCTCATGTGAAATTTGACCATGGCGCATGTCATACAGGTCGCGGACGAGCGGCTCGAGGCGTGTCCCGTGCGCAGTCGCTTCGTTCCCCGACCAGGGTCGTGCCGCGCCGCACTTTTTTGCAAGAAGCGCATCCGGTTTTTCGTACGGATTGAGACCTATAGCAGTTGCAGCGTCGCTCGCAGTCAGGAGATTCCCACGGAGATCGAGCCACTCCTGACTTCGTTGATCGGCGTATGATTGTGCCAAGAGTTCAGCGACTCTTGGGTGCATCTCTGATAAAAGAGACTTTAAACTTTAACGGCGGTGACGACGAGGAGACCGTCTCGGTATTCTTGTTGGTGAACGTACCCGGTTCCGTCTCACGCGGTTTCTCTCATTCATGATGCGTTGTATCGCTCGGATACGGGCAGCGAGAGTGTTCTGATTGAGAATGGGGATGGTGTTCCGCTGACGCGTTGGCGACGGTCTTCTTCTGCGGATGATATTACGGTTACCGTTAGGGATATTAACAAACCGTACAACGGGAGTGGACATTTACCATGGACTCACATTATTTCCTGAACCGCTCGGTCGTCTTGAGGGCAATTTGAGCCGCATGTTGTTCCGCTTGTTTCTTCGTACTGGCAAATCCTGACCCATGGGAAATACCATCAACAATCACTTCGATATGGAACGTACCGTTGTACTGTCCTCGGACCTGGTATTCCGGCAAAGGCACCTTGTTCGCTTGGCACCAACGCATGAGCTGATCCTTGTAATTGTCGTCGGTCAGATTCATCTCGACGTGTTCAAACGCAGCAAACACAAACGCCTTGGCATGAATCATACCAATGTCGAGGTAGATGGCACCGACGAGTGCCTCGAACACATCTTCAAGGATATTTTCGTTCGTGTTCCAGCCGTTACGCATCCCCTTGTCATCCATGAGTATCCATTTATCGAGCCCGAGCCGTTTTGAAATTTCACAGAGCGTCTTGCCTCTCACGAGTTTCGTACGCGCCTTGGTCAAAAATCCCTCCTGCTCTTCAGGAAACTTTTCAAACAGGTAACGCGTAATAATAAACCCAAGAACGGAATCACCCATAAATTCCAGCGTCTCGTACGAGCCTTCAAGACCCTTGTACTTTTTGAGGGCTGATTTATGCGTGAAAGATCTGCGATACAACTTGACATCATTAATTTTCGTGCCTACGAGTCGTTCAAGCGCCGCACGGTCGATGTTTGGTGCATCGACGAGTTCCGGCGCTTCAACGGATTCCATTACACTCAGTGGAGTTTTTTTGTTTAAGTAATTCAAATGTCCAACGCTCAGTTGCGTGAAATGGTGAATTTCATCAGATACTTCAACACAAAGTACACACCTCCGAACGGGTGGGGTGGTTTATGGTACACCCCCAACGTCGTAATAAGTCAAAGACGGAGAAACATCAACAAGGAACTTCACAGAGCTCTTGTGCTTCGTAAACTTCTTCGTCGTAAGATTCATACCAAGCTTAGACCCAAGAGAGCCGCGACAACGATTCAGAGATACGTGCGTGGTAGTCAGCAGCGTGCCCGTACCGGAGTTTTCAATCCTCATACTGCGATAGGACGAGCGTTCCTGATGAAAAAGATTAACAACAACGTGCGTAGAGGTTAGGCCTTAAAGACCACTGACACCAACTGACGGGTGTCCCTGGAAGGCGGGGATATACCCCGGACCGGTTCCAGAAACACCCGTCGGACTGGCTGGTTTTTTATTCACGTAGAGGAAAAGCAGAATGACGAGGAGCAGAATGATCAGCATAAACTTCATATTACAATTCACAGTGATTTTAATTTCCATGCATCGATGATGAGTAACGGAATCACGATACTGAAAAACTCGGCAACCTGTGTATCCCTAGACTTGTGGATTATTCGAAGGTCTTCATCCGTGTAGGGAATGCTTGATCTTTGCCACTCCGCCAGGAAACATTTGTTTCCGAACAGAAACCAGCATATAAAAGCAATCGACACAAGCGCCAAGTGTACCTTTATGAGTCTCCGAGACGTGAAAAAGACGCCGAGTATCATAAAGAGAATCACAAAGTGATGAAAGGTCAGTAGCAGTTTATCTTTCGCTGTTAAATCGTACTTACCATGAATAACAGTCACGTCAGTGCGGGCATTCAAAATCGTCATCAAAGCGATGATGGCGAGTACTACGTTCATTACTATTCAGTTGAAAAAAGTACAACAGGCTCCGCCGTCTTGATCCAACGGGCTCCGCCCGTTGTTTCTAGGCCTTCTTCACCGTCGGACGCTTCGCCGCTGGCTTTGGGGTCTCAGCCACCGCCGCAGTAGCCTCCTTCTTTGGCTTCTCAGTCTTGATGTAGTGCTTGTTGATGTACTTCTGGATGTTCAGGAACGTCACCTGTACGTCGGCTGGTGGGTCCAGGATCGCCTTCAGGGCTGCATCCATGTTGATGTTCTGACCCTGCTTCAGGCCCTTCTCGGTCACGTACTCGTTCACCTTCTTGGTCACCTGGGAACGGGAAATCTGCTCGCCAGCACCCAGCTTCAGAAACTTACGCAGCTCCTCGGAAATGTCCAGAGGCTTGTTGAAACCGTTGCTGGTCGAACGAGCCTTGGCCTTCTCGCCGTTGGGGTCCTCGATCAGGTTCTTCACCTTACGGAGGTCCTTACGCAGGAGCTTGATCTCATCGAGTACAGTCTGCAGAGTCACGGTGTCAGCCATTGTTATTTGTAGAGCTCTTCACGTCTTTAACCCCTTTTACGAAGTTCATCGTCTTTGTCGTGAAGCCGAGAAGGAGCAGAAGCACTAGCATTGGCCATGTTAGCATCGGACCTAGGATCGCAAAGAGTATCAGATGCCACACTTTGAATTCCCCGTACAAAGTCGTATTCTTTACATACTTGTACTCTTTTGAGTCCGTCAATGATTTCCATATATCGTCTGACGTTTCCATCATCTATTCTTTCGTGATATTTTTTTGGCAGCCCACACGATCAACACGGCAAGTATGATAGTTCCTAGAACGATAATAAGAATGATTGCCCAAATTGGAAATACGTATCCCGACCCAGATACAGATTTACCTGTATCACTCATCTCATTCGGAGGCGGTCCGCAACACCCTGGGTCACACGGAAACTGTGAATCACCCTCCTGAAAGGCACAAATCATGTTCGGTTGAGATTCAGTACGGGTTGCGACGGTGATTCCGGCTGTCAATTGTGCCATGTATTTGCAATTTTTCCCATTGTACTGAGGTCCACAATATGTTGGACCTGACATTGAATATGTATTACCCGTACCACATAGACCATTCGACTGGAGAGTCGTCCCGGTTGGACAGGTGGTAGTCATCTACTTAGAGCGTAGGTTTGTTTTTTGGTTACTATGGAGTACGGCACTCCCGTAAAGATTCCCGATGGTCGTTACTTTCTCAAGGTGTCAGCAAAGGATGACGCTCGTGTGTTCCATCAGGTGAACAATGTACTCGTTGACGGAAAACTGACCAAGGAGACGCGTCAGGTGAATCTCAAGGTGCCCTCAAAAACTTTGTTTGAGAATATCGATAACGAGCTCCTGAGTCAGGCGGAGGTGAGTAAGCTCGAGTGGTTCGGAAAGGATATTTCCACGGAGACTATCCGGTCTGCATACCAGGCGAGCCTGTCTGCTGACGGTGAGCTGACCGCTTCACTCGCCGCCATCAAGGGGAAGGTGGTGACGACGTTCTTTGACGCTCAGAAGAACCCTATCGAGGAGATTTCGGGAGCATGTGATTTCCTTCTTGAGCTTGCAGGGCTCTGGTTCCTCAAGCGGTCGTTCGGTCCCATCTGGCGCGTCGTCCAGGTTCGTCAGCGTCCGGCTCCAAAGCCAAAGACGAAGGGGTACCCAGTCGAGTTTCAATTCACAGACGAGCCCGAGCCAGAGGCGGATGAGGATGACCCGACGGATTACCTGGACTGAAAAAAAAAGTCGTATACTAATATAACATGGACGGCAAAGGTCTGGCGATTTTGATTCTTCTGTTCCTGATCGCCATGATGGTCTTTTATCCTCAGCGTAGCGGCTACGCCCCGACAGGCGGTGATCCCGTCGGCAGCGACGTCATTCAGACGTCCGTCTCTGGCTCTGGTCCCATGATCAGCCAGGGTGGTGCCGGTGGTCTCATTTCTCAGGGTGGCATGGCGGACACTCCAGGTGGTTCATATGCATCCATCGATGAGCCAGCTCCTTTCGCTGTCGGCAGCGGCTCCGGTGTGCGCACGGTCGACATGCCAGTGTACGACAACACCAACGTGGGTCTGATTCCCAAGGAGGTGGTGACGACCGAGGATTTCGGCCAGTTTTCTCCAGACGCCATCCTGTCTGGCCAGAACTTCCTGGACCCACGTGCCCAGATTGGTTTCCCCGAGACGATCGGCGGCAACCTGCGTAACGCCAACCGCGACTTCCGCTCCGAGCCACCCAATCCCCGTGACCCAGTGAGCATCTTTAACCTGTCCACGATCCCACCAGACACCATGCGTCCCAAGTTTGAGATTGAGAACAGTTACGAGAAGTAGAGACGCAATCGAAATGGGATCAAGTCAAAAACACTTAAAAAATAAACATCTTTAACTAACAAATGGACGATTTCAAGGCCATTATGACTGAATGGCTCTCCTTGAAGCACCAGCTTGCTGCTGCGAGGAAAGACATGGCTGTACTGAATAAGCGCGAAAAGGAGCTCCGGGCCCGGGTCCAGAGTCACATGAAGGAGATTAAGGAGACTCAGGATGTGGACACTGTGAAAATCAACCAGGAGAAGGTGTCTCTGCATACGAAGGAGGCTCGTGGAAGCATCACCAAGAATGTGATTCTGGCTGGTCTTCGTGCATACTTCAACGGTGACGAAACTAAAGCCGAACAGGTATTCCAAATCATCGTAGACCACGCACCTGTCAAGGAGCGTAACACAATCACCGTCAAGAAAGCCGCTTAAGGAGACGAGCCCCAGAAACAACAAGTAGCAAAATGGGTATCAACAACGAGTACCGTGACGATGCTTTCGTTGGTGTTGAGGACCCTGACGAGCAGTATGATGAGTACGAGGATCACGAGATTATCCTTGCTCCTCAGGATTGGCACGACTGGCACTCGGAGGATGTCCTCAACATGTGGATGTCCCTTCGTCAGTACCTCGAAGACAATCATCTCACCAGCACTCTCATGAACAGGGCGTCGTTCCATAACTTTGCCGAGTTTGTCCGACAATTTTCTCGGTAGATAGTATCTGCTCACATGGATATCACCGGACCCAAGATCCTGACCCCTGCCATCCTGTTCGCCCTGCTCAGCCCGGGCCTGCTGCTGCGCGTTGGCCCCAGCCCAGTGCTGGTGCACGCCCTGGTCCTGTCCCTGGTGTACTACCTGATTGCCAAGTTTGTGCTGAAGGTATCCCTGCGCCCAGCTGACCTGATCATCCCAGCGGTGCTGTTCGTCCTGCTGACGCCAGGCGTGCTGCTGACCATCCCACCAGCCGGCAAGGGTGTCTGGATGTCTGGTCAGTCCTCCCTGCTGGCCGTTGGCGTGCACACCCTGGTGTTTGCCCTGGTGTTCTCCTTCCTGCGTAAGAATTTCGCCGGTTACTATTAAATGAATGGACAGAAGTACGTCGGTCTTCTTATGAATTCCCGTACCCAGGCTCACGCCTTTCATTTGACGACAAGCTCGTTTGCGCAACACAAGGCGCTCCAGGCGTACTATGAAGGTATCGTCCCCCTCCTTGACAGTTACGCCGAGGCGTACATGGGTAAGTATGGTCGCTTCCGCCGCATCATCGTCGGTCGTCGCACAATTGCACGCAACCCCAAGCTGTATTTCCGTTCGCTTCTGACTCAGCTTCGTCGCATGCGCCTTCCACGGGACACCTATCTCAAGAACATTCAGGATGAGATTACGGCACTGGTACGTTCAACACTTTATATGCTCAGCCTAAAGTAAAGAAGCACTGACACGTTAATGAAACACCTGGCGATCGGGCCGGGTGCAATGACCTATTTCGCATTTCTCGGCGCACTCGGCGCCCTTCGAGATTGTCACGAGCTAGACAATCTCGAAGAGATTTCAGGGGCGAGCGCCGGTGGCCTCCTCGCTTTTTTTTACGTTGTCGCCGAAGGCAACATCAAAACCATCCTCGATTACTCGTTGGATATCCCGATAAAGGACATTATGAAACCCAACATTCGACAATTCCTGCGCAATTTCGGACTCGTCAGTCAAAAAAAGATTCGAAGTGTCATCGTCGACATTATCCGTGTCTTTTTCAGCAAAGAGGATCTGACGTTTCGTGAGTTCCAAGCGCTTCGTCCGACAATGCCGAAGATCCATATCAGTGCATACTGTGTCAACTTAGGACGTACCGAATACTTTTCATGTGATTCGACCCCAAACATGTCCGTCGTGGATGCACTCTGTATGACTATTGCCGTGCCGCTTCTGTTTGCATCCGTCGAACATCAAGGACGCCGGTACATTGACGGTGGGACGATGGAGGATACACCGTGTGGCATCTTCGTCGGGTCAACGAACATCAAGGTTATGCGATGTGTGTGGTCAGAAGTTCTCGAATATGACACGCGTAATTTAAAGTCGTACCTGACCAGCATCCTGTTTACGATGATGCGTATGCGTCCGAGGTACAGTTATCCGTTCATAGACGTCGACATGTCTAGGTTTGAGCTGTTTGATTTTGGGGTGTCGACAGAGGCGAAGCTGAAGATGTTTTCATTTGGTTACCATTCCACGTTGAAACAGGCGTTGAAATCATGTACGATTTGCCATCAAGGGGAGGATTTGCCGCTGCCAGAACCTCACACAGATCAATCACGTCACACGGAGCAATGTGCTGCTGAGAATAGTCCCGATCGTCCCGAACGAAGCGAACAAAGTCCTCCAGACGAGACGAAAACCTCGTCGGAGTCCATCCACTCATAGTCATCCACGACTGGTAACGCTCAAAAAAGTCGGGACAGCGCGTCGTAAGTAGATGCTGCGTACACACCTTGGCGAGCTTGTTCCACCCAGGAATCGTCGAACAGTCGGGGAACGCCCGGAGCGGTTTCGGAAACAGACCCGTCTTGAAGCGCGCATCGGTCGCTTGCAGAATTTCGAGTTCGTTATCCATCGAGTGTGCGAGCCAGTTTCCATCCCCTTGCTCCCACACCGTGTGCATGAACTCACAGAGGGCGTCGCGAAAGGGAAGCACCTCCGCCTCTTGACCGTGGATGATCGTTCGACCGAGTTTCGTCTGGACGCGTTCATTTTCAGCAATCAGAGGGTCGTCGAGAGCCTCTTTGATGAAGATGGTTCGTAGTTCACCGTGCGTCACCGCCCGATTCTTCCGGTACTCGGGATTCTGATGACGTCCATGGGACACCCACTCCTTCTTCTCAGTGACGTTGACGGGTGTGAAGCTTATCGAGTGTATGATCTTCTGAGTCGTCGACTCAAAATCCGCCACGACGTACTTCATTGGAAGACAGGGTGTCCGTTTTTTTATCTAAATTAACAGTAACAAATGCATCTCATCCGTCGCCGGGCGTATACATTCCGCCGCAAGTCCAGAACCGTCCGCGTTCCAGGGACTCCATTTCGTCGCGCACACACACGCCACATCTCAGGTGGTATCGTGCGCGTCAAGTCGTCACTGATTCGCAACCGCGGTCTTCCAGGCAAGGGCCCGTATACACTGCCACCCCTGTCCCCAGGGAAGCTGTACGGATACACAGTCTCTGCATCGTCACCCAACCGCTACAAGTCCTTGACGTTTGCGATGAAGAGCAATTCGCCGCTGGCTGTCTTCCGTCGTCTCCAGGTGCTCGCTCGCTACCTCAAGCGTACGTCACCGACGGCACAGCGTACGATCCTCAAGAACGCCGCATGGGTCCGCAGAAAGTTTTAAAACAAACTAATATATGGCCGAAGTTATCGGCTTGTTCTTCAGTGCATGTGTGACTGTTGCTAAAATGATTTATGACGAAATTAGACGAATTCAAGACCAAGCGAGAGAAGAACTCATCCGAGCGGAAAGAGAACTCATGTCGGCCACAGGGTGCGGTGGTAGACGACCAACACATGTTTCAGATTCAGATTCTGACGAGGAGGAAGAACCCGTCGCTGTGCAAACAAAGAAACCCCAGCGCGTCGCAATTCTAGTTGTCGCTGTGGCAATTGCGTCTCATATACTCCGTAGAAAGTTTAAAGAGTGAACTCAAATCGTAGATATGGAAGTTTCTACGCTTTTGACGTGCCCGTGTCGTCCCAACTTTACGTACAAGAATCTAGCTCAGCATAAAAAGACCAAGATGCACCAGGCGTGGGAAACTTCAAAAGAGGTGAAGGATGTTCGAGTTCAGTCCAAACATTTTGAGAATGAAATCGAACGTCTCAAAAGTAAACTCGAACACAAAGAGCAGATCGAGTCTGAACTCTTGGCTCGAATTCGACAGCTTGAGTCAGACATTGAATACTGGAGAAAGGCTTGTGATGGTGTCTATGTATAATTTTCTCACCCTTTAGCAAATGAAGCGTACTCTGATTATTCTCATTCTGCTCATCGTCCTCGCCATCCTCGCATTCAGCGGCGCCGGTGTTTGGCGCGCTCCAGGTGCGACGACCCAGGCTGAGCAGCGTCGTATCAAAGGCATGTCCCTGAAGGCTGAGGACCTGTAAGATCATCGCATCGCGATGATCGCCGTCCCATGGTTGACATTGTTTCCACCTGCGGTGGAAACGAGTTATTTCTTCTTCCCAGCCAAGATGATTAACATCAACCCGACAACCAATGCAATGATAGCACCCCAAACAATCTTCTGATTGTCCCTTTCGAATGGGACGGGAGGAGGAAGACTCACAGGACGTTCGACTTGATCCGGTACGTGTATCGTATGAAGTCGTAGCGTGAATGAATTCACATCGAGCCCGTGAAAATCGAGCGGCGCGCCGTTTCGATCAAGCCATTTCACGGTGAGACGATCGAGCGAATCGAGCCGTGACGGGAACGTGACGCTCACTGGATAATCAGTTGACTCCTTGAACGCTTTAATTCCACCAGACGGCACATCCATCGGTATGATGGCAAAAGATCGAGACGATGTATTGCTTGTCGTCGTGTACACACCCTGTGGATTGAGAATCAATTTGCGCGCGTCGGTCGTCAACGGCGTTCGAAACTCTTCAATATCCAACCATATATAATCATTCATTTCAAGACTGACAATGTTACTCGAAACGACGTATGCGTTCGCGGTCGGGTACAGTCCATGATAGACAGCATTTGAATTTATGGATTTTGCCAACGTCGTACCAAACGACAAACCGAGAATGTCTGCAATCTCTTTTGTCAATGTTGTTATCGACGTCAAGTTACCCGTAAAAAGAAATTTACCTTCAGCGTCCAGATAACTCATTGTGATATTCGTTACTTGATCGCTGTTGTTGAACGTGTCAACGAGTGAACATGTCGAATAAAATCCTGGATTCAGAGCCACATTGGCTGTATTAAATGCGAGTACGTTAGAACTCGTCGTCAAATTGTACATTGTGTTTGGGATCTTGGCCGATACGAGATCCACTCGACTCACGTTGTGTACGGGAGATTGAAGAAACAACGTGTATGAGTTTCCTGAGGGGTAAAGTGACGTGTCTCTCTGTCTGGAATCGACGTACAACGTCGTCTCCATCTACCTAAAACAGAGATTAAAAGAATCGTTAGGAATGGTGCAGTATTGGCTCGATCGAGCCCGCATCAACGAAGGCCCAACCGATGTCAAGGTGACGCCTGTGAGTTTCTTGGTGACGACTGAGGCTTATACTGACCAGCTTGCCAGTATCATCGCCCCCGAGGACGAGATTGCGTACAACGAACCAAAGAACGATTGGGTCTTTGAGATCAAGCCCGGTGATGTGTTTCCTGTGCAGATCATCGCTTCGATTCAGGCGACACTGGAGGCGTCGAATTTTGACGCCATGATGTTCCCTGTTGTGTATCGGGGAAGTCCCGTGCTCGAGAAGCGTATGTACCGTAAGTCTGGGGGTGAGAATATTCAACAGGCATCCATGCCAATCTTTAATCTAAACCCACCGCCTGCTCCAGAGGCATGAAGGAGAGTATAAAACTCGTGGCGACGAGGGTTTGGCACGCTCTCGGACCTGGATTTTCGGAACGCGTGTACCACAACGCCATGGAAGTTGGACTACGGCGTCTCGGCGTTCCTTATCAGACGGAGCGAATCGTTCCAATCATGTTCGACGATCATGCAATTGGAAACATTCGTGCAGATTTGGTAGTAGACTCCCGAATCATCGTCGAGCTGAAATCGGTCAAGGCGCTCAAAGATGAACACCGTGTTCAGACGCGCATGTACATGAAGCTCCTGGGTATTCCTGAGGCTGTACTCATCAATTTCCCTAATGCTGGGAACGAGCTTGAGATTGAGGAGGTTTAAAACCAAACAGCGTTACTGAAGTAAATGTTCACGCCAGAGATGAAGCGTGCTGCAGCCGCCGTTGTCCGAGACAAGGATACGAAAACTTCGTATCGAGTAATGTCATTTTTCTATTACCTCGCCATTCGTGCATGTGAGATTATCGACTGGTGGTTCCCGACCGAGTACGAGAAACTCCAGCGTAAGCGTGCCAAGGCGTACCTCAAGGACGATCCGAGCATCCCCGAGGGTGCAACGGTCGAGGTTGACCCAAAGACGGGCATAGCCATTCCCGAAAAGACGGACTAGGCCGTCTTTTTCTTTGAAGTCCTGTATCGATCGCAAATTTCGATCTCAGGAAATTCAACTTTACATTCCGCAATTGCTCTGCATCTTTGAATGAATGTTTTAGGATCGTAACACCCCTTCATGAGATTGCAATGAGTACAACAAGGGACACAATTATCTTGCGTGTAACCTTGACTTGAATCAAGTCTATCTATTCCGTTTAGAACCTTATCTAAGTCTAGGTAGTTACAATATGTACATGGAGTTGTTATACATTTGTACGCTTGTTCGTCGGTTAGTTCCCATTCGATATTTCTTCTTCCTGCATTTTCCTTTACTGCTATAATTTTACCAGAAACACATAGTCTACGCCTGTCGTGTTATTTGTTTTTTTAAGAGTATGTGTGTTTTTGTTATTTTTTTTT